CAAAAGATGCAATCATTTGCGTTATATAAAGGGGTCAAGATGATAAGTTTTAAGTTATCCCATTTAGTAAAAGTACTATTAATCATGGTAATGGCAGACCTAATCAGAATTTATTTCAGTCCAGATTATACTCAAGCTCATAGAGCATTAGAATGGGGACACATGGGAGTATTCTTTCTAAAGATGCTGGTACTGGCCGGCGGGATAAAGGTATTCCAAATGATAGAAAAAGACGGCGGCGCGAAATAATAATAGAGAACCAAAGAAATTACATTATAACATTAGTATATTAAATATAGAAAGGAGGGAATAAAAGATGGCAAGGAATAAACACAATAGAAATAGAATAACAAAACAACAAGAAATATTTGTACAATCTTTAATAGAAGGAGATAGCCAGAGAAAAGCATATCTAAAAGCTTATCCTTCTAGAAAGGAATGGAAAGATAATAGTATAGATTGTGAAGCATCAAAGTTGTTTAACCAGCCCAAGATTAAACAATGGTATGATGAATTACTACACCGCATAAGAGAAGAAGAAACAAAGAAGACAATGTGGACAAGGGAGCAATCCATTGAAACTTTGAGATATGTTGTTGATGTAAATAAGAAGGACCTGGAAAGAATTGACCGGGCAGCCGAAGAGGAACTGGAATTGTTACAGCAGATGATGACGCAAGACCCGGAGAGAGCCGCCAGTTATATAAAAGAGGCTCTCAGAAAGCGGAAAGCCAGAAGAGCATCCCAAGTCAATAATAAAGGGATAACAGATGCGGTAGCAGAACTCAATAAGATGCAAGGATTTAATGAAGAGACGCTTAATGTCAACGGAGCGGTAATGTTTACCGGTGAGGACGAGCTAGAAGATTAAGGAGGCTATATTATGTACAAGTGTGAATCCTGTGGAGCAGAGATGTTCAAATCTATTAGTAATTCATTAAACTTGTTTGCAGGATCAGTTGCGGCGCTATTAATAGCTGTAGTGCTCGTGCCATTCCTGCCTACTGTTAGCGTACTTTTGGGTTTGGTCGCTTCTGCATGGTTGGTTATGGCTATTGTTATGGCTATTGTTATGGCTATATGGCGCATGGCTAAACCATCTAAACATAAGGAAATTGAATACCAGTGTCCAAGTTGTAACTCAACAAAATATATCCATATAGACAAATAATACTAACAATTTCAACATGGAAGAGGCCGGAGATGTTGAAAGTGTAGGGGAAAATGATGGCACAATTCATTGATATGATAGATGGGTACAAGATACAAAAAGGATCAAGAGATTATATAGTCAGTAATACAAAAGGTAAATATGAAAATCATGGGCATTTCCAGAAGTTATCAACCTGCTATGTAATGGTCAGACTTATCAGAAAAAACACTATCCCTAAAAGTCCATACTTAATAGAGGCGGCAAGACGAATAACTATTGACCCTAAGTACAAAGAGACCCTAACCCATAAACTAAAAAAGCTCAGGGAAAAGCAGGTGTATTATAATTCTAATAAGGGGGTACGGCGGTGATACCAGATTTAGTAACCAAGAAGAGCCTGCCCGAAATCATTGGGAAAGGGTATAAGACATTTTGGAACTCAAGACATAGATATCGAGTATTAAAGGGAGGGCGCGGGAGCAAGAAATCAACCACGGCGTCCATTTGGTTTCCCTATAATATGATGAAATATTGGCATCAATATGGACTTAAACCTCATACCCTGGTCATTAGACGATATTATAATACTCATAAGGACTCAACCTACGCTCAGTTAAAATGGGCAATCAATCATCTTGGAGTTGCTCATCTATGGAAAGCCACTAAGTCACCGCTGGAATTGGTTTATATCCCATCCGGTCAAAGGATTATGTTCAGGGGGCTTGACGATCCGCAATCAATCACCTCAATCACGGTAGAGGATGGTTATCTATGTTGGACATGGTGGGAAGAGGCATTCCAATGTACCAATGAAGATGATTTTAACAAGGTAGATTTATCTATCCGGGGCGAGATGCCTGACCCGCTATTTAAGCAACATACCCTCACATTCAACCCTTGGTCCGATAAGATATGGTTAAAGAAGAGATTCTTTGATATGGTCGGGTCAGATGGCGTAAATGAGGAAGAGAATATATTAGCAATAACCAGGAACTACGATTGTAATGAGTTTCTTGGTGAGGATGACTTAAAGATATTTGAGCAGATGAAAACAAGGAATCCTCGCAGATATGATATAGAAGGAAAAGGTAATTGGGGTATAGCGGAGGGCCTGATCTTTGAGAATTGGCAGGAACTTGAATTTGATATTGAGGCAATGAAGAGATCCCTTGATACTTACGACCGGCCAAAGTATAAGCAATTATTCGGGATGGACTTTGGTTATACCAATGACCCTACGGCATTTATAGCCTTGATGGTAGATGAAAAGAACATGGAAATATTCATCTTCGACGAGATATACAAGACTTATATGAAGAATGAGAATATCAGAGACGCTGTAAAGTATAAGGGATATGATAATCAGAGGATAGCGGCAGACTCATCCGCACCGAAAGATATTGATACCCTAAAAGATATGGGATTACACCGTATCTATGGAGCAAAGAAACCAAAGGGCTCAGTCAACTCCGGTATCCAAAAGTTACAAGATTATAAAATGCACGTTCATCCGCGGTGTACCAATACCATCGTAGAATTGAGTAACTATGTATGGCAACCAGACAGACACACCGGTAAACCGAGCAATCAGCCGATGGATGAATATAACCACTTAATGGATGCTTTGAGATATGCCACATTTGAACTCGGAAGAAGTAATTTCAGTTGGTAAGTCAAAAGCAGTGAGATATAATAAATTATAACTAAAAGGAGGAAACGCAATGATTTTTCAAGATTTCCAAACAAGTGCGATGCAGGATCTTAAAAGCAAGATAAGCAGATTGGCGGGCAGCGGGGAACCACAAGAGGATTTCTTATTTAGCAATCTGAATGAGTGGCAGGAAAGTGATACCAGAAAGTTTATGCTGACCGCTCAAGACTATTACGGAAACGATAATGATATCAAAGACCGTAAAAGATATTACATTGATAGAAAAGGGGTCAGACAGGAAGCAACCAATCTTGCCAATAGTAAACTGCAGCATCCCTTTATGAGAAAATTGACTAACCAAAAGGTCAATTATCTATTGAGTAAAGAGCTTAGTGTTCAATGTGATGATGACAAATTCAATGAATTGCTTGGGGAGTATCTTGATAAGCAATTCCTAAAGATGATTAAGAATGTCGGTAGAGATTCGGTGGTCAATGGTTTAGCATGGGTACAGGTTTACTATGACCGACTTGGTAACCTCAAGTTCAAAAGAATCCCGAGTGAGGAGATTATTCCATTTTGGGCAGACGCAGATAACACAATCCTTGATGCCGTATTGAGAGTCTATACTATCATACAATATCTACCAGATGGCGTCAAAAAGGAACTCATCAAGGTAGAGTATCATACTACTGAGGGCGTATGGTATTATGAAAAGGGTGATAGAGGGTTAAAACCAGATCCTGATAAAGGAGAAGGGGTCAAAGGTCATTTTATCATCCCGCAGGAGACGGTAAATGCAGATGGTAATGTAATGGTCGATGAAGATAACAATCCTATCATGACCAATGTTCAAATGACTTGGGATAAGGTACCATTTATAGCATTTAAGTATAATGCGGATGAAATGAGCTTACTCAAATTAATAAAATCACTCATTGATGATTATGACCTCAATACATCAGATACCTCAAACAATCTACAAGATATTCCAGACTCCATCAAAGTGGTCAAGAACTATGATGGTACTGACAAGACCGAATTTACACAGAATCTGAACCTATTTAGAACTGCTTTTGTAACCGGTGATGGTGATGTAACAGCATTGACTACCCCACTTGATGTTGCTGCTCTTGATAGTCATCTTAATAGATTGAGGAAAGATATATATGAGGCCGGTAGTGGGGTTGATACTCAAGAGGTCAGTATTGGTAACGCATCAGGGGTAGCCCTTAAATTTAGATATGCAGACCTTGATACTGATACCGATGATATGGCAAATGAGTTTGCTGCATCCCTGGAAGAACTGATTTGGTTTATCAAGGTTGATTTACTAAATAAGGGACTTGGTGATTTCCTTGAAACTAAGTTTGATATCATCTTCAATACGGATGGAATCGCAAATGAGGCCGAGATTATCATAGATGCCAAGAACAGTGTTGGTATTATTAGTGATGAGACCATCAGAGCAAATCATCCCTGGGTTACTGATGCTCAAGCAGAGGGTGATAGGATGGTCAAAGAGAGCGGAGAAAAGATGAAGCAGATGCAAGAGGCCATGGGGGCGGGAGTCATCCCAGGATTTGGTGAGGAGATTTCAGACGAAGATGGCGAGGAGGCCCCAGACGAGGGTGGTGATGAATAATGCCTGCAATATCATCAAAAGAGTATTGGGAGAAGCGGTCTGAACTCAATCTGATACAGAATGAGAAATCAGCCGCTCAATATGAAAGACAATTAAAGAAAGCATACGAAGAAACCATCCGGTCAATCAGAAAAGAGGTCCGAGCATTTTATCAAAGGCATGCCGATGAGGCCGGGATTACCCTCAGCGGAACAAGAAAACGGCTCCGACCAGATGAGCAGCTGGATTTCCAAAAGCAGGCGAAGAAATACCTGGATGAGGTATACAGAATCGGAGATGATAAGGCCTTTACGGCGGAATATCGCGATCATCTCAAGAAGTTATCCGGTAAAGCATATATCTCACAGATGGATGAACTCGTAACTAATATCAGACATAACATTGAGACTTTATCCACTGGGTATAATGCAGGTCTTGGTAATACCCTCAAAGATGCTTTTGAAGATGGGTATTTTAGTACTATGTTTGATGCTCAAAAGAGAGCTGGAATCGGAGTATCCTTTACAACACCGGGCGGCAAGCAATTAGAAACTGCAGTCAGAGAAAAGTGGTTGGGTCAGAATTACAGCGATAGAATATGGGCAGATAAGAAAAGGCTGACCGATAATATCGAACAGATGCTATCACAGGAGTTTGTCAGAGGTAGAGGTCCTGATGATGTAGCAAGGGACCTTGCAGACAGGCTCAATGTGAGCTATTCAAATGCCCAGCGACTAATACGTACCGAAATCAATTACATCAGCAATAAAGGCAGTATACAGGCGTATAAGGATGCCGGGATAGTTCAGAAATACCGATATCTTGCGACTCTTGATAGCAGGACCTCAGATATCTGTAGAGAGCTTGATGGAGAGATTTTCGAGCTTAAAGAAGCAAAGGTAGGGGTCAATATGCCCCCGTTACATCCCTATTGCAGGTCAACTACAGTTCCTCATTTTGATGATGATGACATAGGGGAATTGATTGAGAATAGGATAGCAAGGGGTGATGACGGAGAAGGGAGAAGCGCCACGCTTGGTCAAAACTTCAAGTTCTTTGACTGGGTAGATCAATACGGTTCGGAATCATTTAAGAAAAAGGTAACCACTCAGAGGGCAAAGTTTAAGGGTATGGATATAGCACCTCCCATCATGGAGGCGCTGGTGGCCGATGAGATACTAAAAGACTTTGATCCTTATGAGTACGGGCACTTGACTCAAGATGAGATCATTGAAAGTATGAAAGCGTTTTATGGCGGTGAGCATGTTCCCTTCTTTGATCTGCCGGATGTGTATACAAATTATGTCGGAACCGGAAGTAGTTTCAACATGAATGAATTGTTATATAGCGGTAGGTATGATGATATCAAAGCCGGTAAGGTATCACCAAAGAGGTGGGATGAAGTGATGATACAGGATATCGAACAACTTAAGGATTATATTAATAAGGCCCCAAATCTCCCTAAGAATACCAAACTCGTGAGATTTGTTGGTGGGGATGCTCTTGAGGGGATGCTTGCCCAAGCAATCGGAGAATCCTCGGCAGGGCTTATATCAGATAATATCCGAGATGCGGCGCGCGGGGTAGGAGATAAAAAGGCAGCTGCTCAAGAGTTTACAGCTCATGCGGCAAACGCGGGATTTAAGGCAAAGAGTTTTATATCCACGAGTTACGATATCGAAGACAATGTATTTACTGAGAGACCCTATCAACTCGATATCTATGCTGATGAAGGGGCTAATGCTCTTATGACTTATAACTATACTGAATCAGAGGTTATCCTAAATGTAGGCAGTCGACTTGAATTCAAGGATTTGGAAATCACGGAAGATAGAAGAGTAGTAGTAAAGATGAGAGCGTATTCCATGGATAAGGAGTTTACAGAGGGTGAGGAGTTTACAGATTAAGCTGTTCTTCTATATAATAGATAGGAGGGATGGTAATGACTGAAAAAGAAAGGCGTCAAGAGAGATTCAACACGAAACCAGAGGAATTCGAGCTGATATTTAAACCTCAATGTATCGATTGTAGGAAAAACATCAATGGGGATAGTTGTGAGGAGTTTAAGGCAAAACCAAAAGATTATGCTACCAACAAGGTTAAGTGCCCGTTATTTGTAGCAAGGTATGAGGAGAGGTAATCGAAAGATTACTTCTTTTTTTTGTCAAAAAGGGGTGACTTATCAATCAATATGTTATATAATATTATTAAAGAGATAGGGAGTAACCCCACTCAAAACTCAAAACACTCAAGGAGGAAAAGGATGAAAACAGCCATTTTTAAAGTGAACGGCATCGATTATGGATCGTATACTCAAAGTCAAGATGAAACTATCGAGGATTTTAAAGATGAAGTGTATCGAGCAGAAGCGGAAATCACCAGAGAAGCATACAGAGAATTTAACGCTCCGGTTGTAACAACTGAAATTATAGAAAGGGAGGAAAGAAGATGAAAACAGTATTTTATATCAACGGCAAAAAGGTAACCCGGAAAGCGGTAACTGAGATGGTCGGAACTGAGGACGTCAAGAGATACGTCAAAGAATCAAAAAAACGGTTTATGAATGACCCATACGAGCAGCAATCTTGGTTCTTAGGCTCAAACGGAATGCTAACAATCGAATTCAAATAGAGGAGGAAAAATGATAAAGCTGGTCGAAGTCATGGGCGGTTTTGAATGGGCAGATGTCAAAGATAAGGCCGAAGTCCTAAAGATGGATGTTAGATATATCGGCACTGACTATGATGCAGATGCCGACATTTACGAAGAACAGGCAACAGGTAAATTTTTAGCGGTAGTCAATAGCCAATTAAATGGAGGAGAAAAAATGGAATACAAGGATATCATCGGAATCGAAGTTGACCAATTCAACGAGATTATGGAAGGACTAAAGTACTATGACGACGTGGTTTATTACATGGACGACTTCAACGCGATATACTCAAGCAGTGCATATGATGCAATCTTAGCGGCGTTCCATGGCGGTCGGTTTGGATTTAGTCAAGATTCATTTAATCCGAACGATGAATATTTCATCTACGACGGCTACGAGAACCTGGTATCAATTCCAAGCACCTATTTACAAGTGTATATGAATCAGTTCAGAGGTGTAGTACTCGAGTACGTAAACGACAACGAAATTTACTTGGACGGGGTTGATGAATATGAGTTTGATGGTAGGTAAGGCAAACAAATGGAGGAAGAAATGAATAAAGACGTGGAAAGAAACGAAATGATGGAAGAGTATTTCGAATACTTGGACGACCTACGGGAAAGCGGTGTTACGAACATGTATGGTGCTGGTGAGTACTTGGAAATCTATTTTGGATTGGACAAAAGGTGTGCACGAACGGTATTGTCAGAGTGGATGCGGACGTTTGGAGAAAGGCATAAAGACTAGGAGGAGGAGAAGAAGATGTTTAGTCAAATCGCAACTCACATTATGATCGGTTGGTTTGCTTTCTTTTTAATCGGGTTAGCACTATCACACCCAGTACACCGATGGCTCGTCAAACACCGATGGGCAATCGACAAGGGGATGAAATGACAACTTATATCGTTATAAATTCAGATAAATAAATTGGGGGTGAAAAACCCTCTTTTTTTGTTAAAAAGGGGTGACTTATCAATCAATATGTTATATAATATTATTAAAGAGATAGGGAGTAACCCGACTCACAAAACTCAAGGAGGAAAAAAATGACAGATATTAGAGCTACAGCAAAACTAAACGAAAGCGAAATCGTTGAAGCAATCGAGTATATGTACGGGATAAGCTATAAAGAAGCAAATAGAAGATTAGAAGAGGGGCATTACACAAGAGAAGAAATCTACAAAGCAGTAGCATACTTTAGGACAGCACAACTAAAGCGATGGTTGAAAGATTAGCAAAAGAATTTGTAAATAGCCTATAAAATAAGGAGGAAAAATGAAAAAGATTACCAGCTTGATTGAAGTAAAATTGATGACAGGGGTTTGGGGAGCAAAAACGGCAGAACATACAAAAGAATATATCCGGGAGGCAATAAAGTCAGTAAAAGAATCGGCTAAGACTCTTGAAACGACCGTAACAACAGTTTCAAATGAGCAGGTAAATGTTTTGGCAAAGGGCACAGAAAAACAAATAAATGTTCTTGCTCAGAAAATTAGAAATTGTGTTATAACTATCGATGATATTAAAATAGTAGACTAATGAAAATAAAAGGAGAAAAGAAAATGACTTTACAAGAAAGAACAAAAATAGCGCAAGAAAACCTAGCAAAACTGGAAAGCTCAAGAAAGTATTTTGTAGCGCGGTATGCAGAAACCGGTGAAAGATTATACAAAGAGATGGCAATTGAAACTGGCAGAGATATAGCTGCACTAATGACAGCAATTAGAGAAGCTATAGTACAACTATACTAGTCATCCCAATCAACTCAATACAAAACATATTCTAATCATAACCCTCCGGGGTTATTTTTTTTGTCCGGATGGTTGAACTTTATCAAATAATACTGTATAATATAGTCAAACGATATATCGTGGACGAAACCACGGAAAAAAGCGTAGTATCGAGAGGAGAATATCAATGACAAAGGAACAGTTATTGGAAGCGGGACTTACTGAGGAGCAAGCAACAAGTATCCTAAAGCTTCACAAGGAGGCGATTGATGGACAATATGTAGCAAAACATCGTTTCGATGAGGTCAATGGGGAACTCAAGACAGCTAAAGAGCAGGTAACGGAAAGAGATGGACAAATTACTGACCTGAAGAAGTTTGAGGGAGATACCAAAGCATTGCAGGAAAAGATTACAGCTCTTGAAACTGACAATGCTACCAAGGATGAGCAGTATCAATCCAAGCTCAATCAGGAAAGAAAGATGAACGCCGTTAAATTAGCACTGCTCGAAGATGAAAGCGGAAAGCCTCACGATGCCGACATGGTTATGGGCCTATTTAATTTAGAGCAGGTGACCATAGATGAGACCACCGGTAAAATCTCAGGCGGTTTCAAAGAGCAGCACGAGAATATCCGCAAAGAAAAAGCATTTCTATTTGGGACTAAAGAGGAACCAGGAGCCGATAAGAAACCAGGTTGGAAACCGGCAGGAGATCCGCCGGCAGATGGTGACAAAGGCGGTACAGGTGGGGATCCTTCAGTATCTTATGGAAAGGGCTTGGCACAGATTAAACTTGGTATGATGGGTGTAAAACCCGCCGGAGAATCCGGAACTAATTAAAAGGAGGAAGACATATTATGGCTATGAAAGTAAAAGAAATCGAATATGGAGCGCCTGCAAAACAAATCTTGGCAATTCCAGATCATTACGTAGCACTTGGCTTTAGTCATGCACAGGCAGACGCAGACACACCGGGGCTTGCAACTTTGGTTGATGGTCGGTATGTAGTAAAGGCAGGTACAATCTATCCTGCAAATGATGCGACCGCAATTGGCGTGGTACTCAATGATTATGATGTAACCGACGGAGATGCTATGATGGCAGTGGTAATGCACGGGTTCATCAAGGCGGCAGCTCTTCCGGTAGCACCAGATGCGGCAGTTGATATTCCGATGATTAAATTCGTTGAGACAATCGTTTAACAATAGAGAGGTGGGAGGAAAAACAATATGAATATTTATGATATTTTCGAAAGTAAAGCGATTGCATCCTATTGGACTGATGTAAACGCGAATATGACAGATCCGATGATTGGTACTAAGTATTTCCCAGTGTCAAAACAGACCGGTCTAAGTCTTGCATGGATTAAAGGTAGAAATAATCTACCTGTAGCATTGCAACCTGCGGCATTTGATACTAAGGCTCCTTTGAGAGACCGTATTGGTGTCAAGGAACTTAGCACTGAGATGCCTTTCTTTAGGGAAGCAATGAGAATCGGTGAGAAGGACCGTCAGGATATTGAGACACTACTTGCTAAGGGAGAACAATTTGCTCAACCCACAATCATGCGAATCTTCGATGATGTTAACAACCTGGTTGATGGGGCCATGGTACAAGCTGAGCGGATGCGGATGTCACTTCTTTATGGTGGCGCTATTGCGATTACAGCAACTGCTGAAAATGGTCGAGATATCGCTTACAACTATGATTATGATGCTGACGGAGAATGGGCAACCAATAACAATGTTGAACTGTTGACTACAGCTCAATGGACTCTTGCAAATGCTGCTACATCAGATCCGATCAATGATTTGCTGGATGCAGCCGAGACGATGGCAGAGACTAAGGGTGTCAAACCGGTAGAGGTACTGATGAATACGGCTACTTTCAAAGGACTGGTTGCATCTGAATCAATTAAAAAAGCAATGAATCCTCTTGGGGCCGCCTCAGTTATTGCTAATCGAAATACTCTTAAGCAATTTGTTGAGGATGAGACTGGTTTGACAATCACTCTTTACGACAAGATGTTTAAGGATGAGCAAGGCGTTGACCAGAAATATTTCCCGGATGGTTTTGCAACATTGCTTCCTGCATACGCTCTTGGTAATACTTGGTATGGAACAACTCCAGAAGAGTTCGACCTTATGAGTGGGACTGCAAATGCATCTGTATCTGTAGTAAACACTGGAGTGGCGATTACGACAATTAAAGAACCTCATCCGGTCAATGTTCAGACTGTGGTTTCTGAGATTGTATTGCCGTCATTTGAGAGAATGGACGACATTTACGTAATCAAAGCGTTTTAATTTAGAAATGAGGGATAACAATGGCTAAGATATCATTTGGCAAAGCCGTAAAATATCAAGGTTCAATTTATCCTCCTAACACTGTTTTCGAGGTCGACGACTCCGATGTTGCCGACCTAAAGAAAGCAGGCGGATGGGTAAAAGAGGAACCAAAGATCGCGGCAAAACCAGAGAAATCTGAATTGGATCTATTGAGAGATGAGGCCGAAGAACTCGAAATAGAATACAAAAGTAATTGGGGAGTAAAAAAGCTCACCGAAGCAATCACGGAAGCTAAGGCTCAGTAATTAAAGGAGGCGAAGTAATGTCAGTATTAGAAATTGTAAATCTAAAGATTACAGATGCTACCATTACTGAGCCGGAAAAAGCATTAGCCGTTGGCGAGGTTGAGCAAGTAATCAAGAACTATTGTAGCATTGATAGGGTACCGGAAGCATTAAAGTATACTTGGGCTAATATGGCGGTAGATTTGATAAAATACAATTATGAGTCAAATAATAGTGGTGGCGAAGTGGCAGCAGATGCGGCTGATGTATCATCATTAAAAGTAGGGGATACTCAAATCCAACTTGGTGGTGGTACCGGTTCAAGAGCAAAAGTGCTGAATAGTCACAGACCAAATCTTGACCAGATTGTAATGAATTATCAATCACAGCTAAACAAATTTAGAAGGATGGTGTGGTAGATGAAGATAGCGGGCTTTGGCTCAATAATAGCATCTACCTATACCGATACAATGAGTGTATATCGCCATACAAGCGAGATAAATGCAGATGGGACCAAAGGTATAGGGATGCCAGAAGAGCCGCTGTATTCGGCTGTTAAATGCCGTCTAAGCTTTGAATCAAGAGATTACCCAGAGAGCGACTTGGAAGACTCAAACCCAATTAACTTACACCTCAAAGTGTTTTGCGGACCGACAGTCGATATCCAAAAAGGGGATAGATTGGTGGTCAATAGACTTGACGAGTCCGGAAATACCATGGTGAGTTATGAGGGGATAGCAAACCTACCATTCATCTATGTGACACATAAAGAAGTGGAAATCATAGAGGTAGGTGATGCTTAATGGGGCTTGACTCAAGAGAGTTTAAAGAGTTACTCGATGGATTAAAATCTTTACAAAAGGAGCATGAGGTATTTATTAGAAACTTTCTCACTGAGATGGGACTAAGAGCACTGGCTCAGACAAAAGCAGTGACCCCAGTAGACACCGGAAACTTGAGAGGGCGGTGGGAATTAAGTCAAGTATTTAGAAAAGGTGATTCTTTATATATAGTAATCTTCAATCCAGTCATTTATGCCAGTCATGTCGAAGATGGTCATAAGCAACATAAAAGATGGGTACCGGGCGAATGGACAGGAAAGAGATTCCAATATATCAAGGGGCACGATAAAGGAATGATGCTGACTGAGAGATGGGTTCCTGGGTATCACATGGCCCGGATTGCAATTAACAAGGTAGAGTGGGAATTGCCGGCGAGGTATAATCGGGCGTTCAAAGAATTTATTAAAGGATTGGGGGTAGCTTGATGGCAGGCGAGATAATGGGCGAAAGCATTAAAAGTGCGATGTCGTTAAAAATCAGAAGCAGCTTTGCTATTACATCAGGTGAACCCCCAATTACCATTTACCCAACTATCTATAAAGAGCAGATAGTGCAAGGGATGGACAAACCAAGTTTTTTCATTTGGCAGATGGATGTAGAGCAGGAAAAGTTGATGAGAAATAACTACGAAAGAATTTATCAAATGAATGTTCGATATCATCCAGAGGATAATGATTTGAAACGCTACCAGACGCTCGCAGACATTGGCAATAAACTTCTTGAGCATCTCACTCAGATAGAGGTTCCAATCTTCTTGGGACGCTATGATAGCGGGGGAGAGCCGATAGAAGATAGGAAACCAATCAGAGGGAGTCAGATGAGTTTCAAGATAGTAGATGATGTATTGCAAGTATTTGTGACTTATGTAGTCAAGATGAAGCTGGTTCAGGCAGCGCTCCCATTTATGGAGACACTTGATATCATTAATCAATAAAAAGAAGGAGGAAAGCAAATGGCTGGAGGAACCTTTCTAACACAGAATAAAATTAGGCCGGGAGCCTATATCAATTTCAAAGGAGTAGCTAAACCGCTTTCCAGTCTTGGTACTCGTGGTATTATGACCATGCCGGTGCCTATGAGCTGGGGAGATACAATCACAGAGCTATTGAGCACGGAGTTGATTGACGGCAAGAGCTTACCAAAGATTGGTTATACCGCTTTCGATGAGGAGAGTCAAATCTTCAGAGAGGCATTAAAAAATGCATACAAAGCAATTGTTTATAGACTGGATACCGGGGGCGCTAAAGCAACTGCGGTCCTGACTCCGCTTACAGCAACTGCTAAATATGCGGGTATCGTTGGTAATGAGATTGCAGTATCAGTGGTTGAGAATACCGCGGCGACGGCATTTGATGTTATCACGATATTTAGAAATGTAGAGAAGGATAAACAAACAGTAACAACGGTTGAGGAACTTGAGGATAATGATTGGGTAGCATTTAGCGGTACCGGTAATGTGGTAGCAGATGCGGGGGCCACTCTTTCAGGTGGTACTAATGGAACCGTATCGGATGCAACTTACGCAGATTACCTCAATGCAATCAAAGCCTATAATTGGAATACAATGGCGATTCCACAAGATGCTTCTTCTCAGACTCAAACCTTTATCACATTCATTGAGAATCAAAGAGATGCTTTCGGAAAGAAAGTTCAGGCGGTTCTATATAATGTAGAGGCTGATTATGAAGGGATCATCTCTGTAGCACAGGGTTATAAAACAACTGATGAAACAATCTCACCCACAACTTTTGCAGCATATGTGGCGGGGTTGACGGCAGGGGCTAACCCTAATGAATCTAATACTTACCATGTAGTTCCGGGAGCGGTGTCTATCGTATATCCGGCTGGGGTTACTCCGTATGGTAATGAGGAAATCATTGAAGGTCTTCAGAGTGGTAAATTTATCCTATCTACAAGACAAGATGGAGCAGTGGTGGTTGAGCAAGATATCAATACTCTTCATAGTGTTACTCCTGATAAGGGATACGCATTTAGTAAGAATAGGGTTATCAGAACGCTGGATGAGATTAATAACTCAGTGGCTTTGGTATTTGAAGGAAGTTATATTGGTAAGGTGAATAACGATGCTGATGGCAGAAATATCTTTAAATCTGATATCATCAATTACCTCAATACGCTTCAGAATATCTCCGCTATCCAGAACTTTGACCCAACTGTTGATATTCAGATTTACGCAGGGGAAGCGATTGACGCCGTAGTGGTTGATTTGGCGGTGCAGCCAGTCGATTCCATGGAGAAACTTTACATGACCATTATGGTCGGATAACGAGAGGAGGAAAGATATATGTTCTTGAGAGCAGGAGATACAATTAGCGGTCAGGAAGGTAAAGCAACCTCTGTCATTGATGGAAATGTTGAGGATATGTTTTATGTCAAGGCTTTAGAAGCTACATTCGAAAAGAATAAGGCAGAAGTCAAGACACTTGGCAAAAGAGGGGTTCAGCATAAAGGAGTGGGTTGGGCAGGCGCCGGCAACATGACTTTATACTATGTGACTTCGAGATTTCGACAGATGGTGGCGAAATATGCAAAGACCGGTCAAGACACCTATTTCAATGTCACGATTGTAAATGATGACCCGACTTCCACCGTAGGAAAGCAAACCGTGGTACTCTACAATTGCAATATTGACAACGTGGTTTTGGCAAGGCTTGATACTGATGCAGATGTATTAGAAGATGATATCGACTTTACATTTGATGACTTTGATATTCTGGATAGCTTTGGAAATCCGGTAGTATAATTTAGAAATAGGGGGAAAAAGATATGGGTCAATTACTTCAGTTTTTAATTGAGAACCCGGTAGATAATCTAACCGCAGAGGTTATGGTATCACCGCGACTCGCAAAGTTTCCTTTCAAGATTAAAGGCATGACTGGACCGGATTTCTCAGATTACCAGAAATTGTCTACTAAGATTGGAAGACAGAAGAAGATTGAGTTTGATAGCAAGCTTTTCAATGAATTGGTAGTACTAAATCATACCGTCGAACCAAACTTCAAAGATGCTGATAGCATTAAGAAGGCCGGTTGTAAGAGTCCCGAGCAGTTCCTTTACAAGAGCTTACTCGCAGGAGAGATTGCAGAGCTTGCTCAACAGATATCTGCACTTTCCGGATTTGACAAAGATATGGAAGAGACGGTAGAAGAAGCAAAAAACTCCTAACGGAAGGCGATGGCGAAACGTGGTACGCTTATTACGCTCTTAATAAATTTCATTGGGAGCCCTCACGTTTCGCCAACCTTCCGAGAAAAGAGAAAGCGCTGGTCATTGCGATGATTGATGAAAGGGTTGCTCAGGAGAAAAAAGACGCAGCCAGAATTAAGAGGCGAGGTCGCAAATCCTAAATGCCTTTGCAGACTGGGGGTCAAGGGGATGGGTGAAAAACAATTCTATGAAGCAGTAAATCTATTAGCAACCGAAACAAAGATACTCCAAGCCAAGGCTAATAAATTGGCTAAATATGCAATGAAGAATAAGCCAAAGAAAATACAATCCCTATTCGCCAAGATTGAATACGATACAACCTATTTAAAGGCGTTGTACGAGAAAATTCAGGCGTGGGCATACTGGAATAAGGATAAGGTAAATCAAAAGGATTGGGAGCTATTTACAAAGGAATTCGAAGGATTCTTTAGTAAGGTAGAGACCATAATTACCGATATTAGAAAAAGAGAAGGGGTGATGGCAGATGGCAACAATTAAAAATACTATTACTCTTCAAGATAAATTCACCCCAGTATTAAGAACAATGATTAAGGCTATGGATAGTACCGTGGCAGCAATGGCCGGAGTAGATAAGGTAAGCAATACAGCCTTTAATAAGATGAAAAAAGATGTACAATCAGCTAATGAGGCAGTTAATAATTTAGAAAGAGATATAAGAGACCTGCCGTCAGCTAATAATGGTATGAACAATCTAAGTAGAGGCGTAAAAGATTTAGATAATTCAGCCGAGAGTGTAGGAAAGAAATTTAGTAATTGGGGAGCTAATCTGGGCGGGGCTATATATTCAGTAAAAGCGATATTGAATACCGTTTCAAATATAGCTACCAAGATGGACGAAATAAATACAAGGTCTTCCCGTACAGATATGGTGGCGAATCTATTTGGCGGAGTTGATACGGGTGATGATATTAGAGCAATGGTTCAAGACGCCGCACAGAGTGCCAGAGGAAATGCGGCTTTAATGACAGATGTTGTTAGTAAGATGGGAATTCAAGCAACAGAAGCATTTAGCAGTCCAAAAGAATTAGTTGATTTCAATGAGCAATTACAAAAGACATTCGTTATAGCAGGCACTAGTTCAAGTGGGGTTGACTCTACCATGTACAACCTGGTACAAGCCTTATCAACAGGAATATTAAGAGGTCAGGACTTAAATGCAGTAATGAGTAATACCCCTCAAATTATACAAAACATTGCTAAATATATGGGCGTATCAATGGGAGAAGTTAGGAAATTAGCCGAGGCAGGAGAGATAACAGCCGAAGTTGTTAAATATGCTATGTTATCAGCAACTGAACAAACAAACGAGGCCTTTAATTCAATGCCAATGACCTTCCAAGCGGTAACTAATATGATTAAAACCGACATAGATAATTTCCTCCAACCATTAGCCGAACAGATGTCAGGATTTTGGAGTTTCATAGCGGATAATTGGAGTATTATACAACCAATCTTAATTGGGATTACCGTAGCATTAGGAGCATTAGCGGTGGGATTAGGAATAGCAGCTATAGCTCAATGGGCTTTAAATAGTGCAATGCTAGCCAATCCAATGACATGGGTAATAGTCGCAATTGTAGCATTAATAGCAGTAATCGTTATTTTAGCAATATGGATAATTGACCTATGGAAAACAAATATGGATTTCAAATACGGAGTCATCAAGATTTGGAATGATCTCCTTAATTTCTTTGACCAGGTACCGATATTCTTCCAATGGGTCGCTAATGGTATTGCAGATGCATTTGGACGGGGAAAAGTGCAGACACTTAACATCTTACAAGATATGGCAAATGGTGCTATTGATATTATCAACGGCTTGATTAGGTCCATGAACAAGATACCCAAGGTTTCTATTGACACAATCGACCACCTGACCTTTGCAGCCACCGCCGCCGTGAAAGCGGAAGCAGCATCCCAAGCAAGAGCAGATAATCTACAGGCGTCAAAAGACTCAGCATCAGCCAAGGCAGCCGCAAGACAATCTGAAATGATGGCTAATAGGGCAGCAGATGAAGCTAATCTAGCGGCTAAAAAAGCAGCGGCAGAAGCCGCAAACAATCTTGAGCCAGACATTCCAACCTATGAAGAATACCTAAATAGTGGTGCTAATATACCCGGAGCCGGTAGCGGAGCAGCGGATATAGCAAAGAATGGCGCTAAAGTCAATGGCGGTAAATTAGACAGTGTTGGAAGTATTAAAGATGATGTAAGCATTGCAGATGATGATCTAAAACTATTAAAAGATATAGCAATAGCAGGGTTTACTCAACAATATACTAAATTACAACCTAACCTAAAGATTGAATTTAGTGGAGATGTTAGAGAAACAGCAGATGTAGGTAAAATAATGATAGCTATTGAAGAAATGGTTGAAGAAGCATATGCAAGTAGTTTAGTAGGGGAGGGAGCTTAATGGCTATTAGATTTTTCTTTGAATTTAAGAATCAGGTAGTACAGCTCCCGGTAAATCCAGAGGAAATTATGCTATCTTCTCCCGGTTCCAATAAGACGGAAGAAATTGTAAAGCTTGGAGAAATAAATCTACTCAGAGAGAAAAAGTTAGAGGCTTGTACTATTGAGGGATTCTTACCAATCAATGCAAATGCTCCCTATATAGTAACGAGCGGT